GGTAAGGAACACATCTTGGGCGCCATAGGCGACGAGTTGCATCAAACCACCAGCCATATTTTATGGATTATATTGTATCCAAAGAAAATAATTTTGGAGGAAATGAATTAATTAAAATAGAAAAAATAAAAAGCAATCCTTTTTATTTTTGGAAACACCCCTAAATAAATCATTCACATGACGAAAATCTAGAGAACTCATGTATTTTTCATTGGTTCTCATAAAACCATCTGCGTATTCATATTATGCAAAGATAATAATTCACAACCAGTACATTTGTGTTTACAAATACTGATTTTCAAAATGTCTAAAATATATATGGCGATCCGTATTTGCACATGTAGACGGACCATTGACCATGTCATTATGCCGGACTATTTAACACATAATCCACCGACAGATTCGATGCCACAAATGTTTCTAAATAATTCTCTTGAAAAATCTCTTGTCGGTTCTCATGCTTTTTGGTGAAAATATAGGAGTCTTGCGATTTGCGTATAGTCCACCCCTGCTCCAATGCATTGGCGATAAACAACATCTTTTGAAAGGCCGGTTTGGACAATTGCATATGATTGGGTAGACCAATCGTTTTAGGAGATGACATGGTTTGATTTCGTATTGAGTTATATATCAGGTTTAGATAGTCTTTTATGCGAGGATACGAGTCTTTATTTGTGTAAGGCAAGATTTTTTATGTGAGTATATTCTAATAGTTTCAAGAAAATTGTTATGGATATTGCCCCCACGCTACCAGTATCCGGTTTTTCACCATTAACCGAAGAACTTATCATAGGTGCTAACTGCGCTACACAGAGAACATATAACGATGGTTCACAAATCGCAGAATTTATGGAAAAAATATATAGAATCATTGATGGTAAACACGATTTTGAGGATAGCCGTTCCTATTTAAATGCTACACAATGTAATAATTCGATATTAAAAGAACAACTCAGTGGAACTGCGCCGATTGGTGATGTTGGTGGATATAAAATTATAAAGTACATATGTACTCCCGGCCGCCTCGTCGAATGTACCCCGATTCTTGGACCGACTGCACTAACTAGTGGCGCAAATACACTACATGGGTTTGTTGATTTTGAAACTGGTTTACAAAAGCATCCATTTGTGCCGGGCCAATATATAAAAGTCGAGGTTAAAAATGAGATGGGCGGTGTTTACGCATCTTATTGTGTAGACCGCCCATTTATAGGTGAGTACCATATTGAAGAATCTAAATCGGCAGGAAAATCTAAATCGCCGGCATCTAAATCGGCAGGGGCATCTAACACGCCAACCGCCACTAATTTATGGAAAGATGAACTTAAACAATTAATACAGGATAGACAAATATATGGTAAACGCGCTATTTATAACATTTATTTTGGCAATAAAGATACGTTTAAAGATTGGTTAGCCCAGGGAAATAATGAACGTATTGCAGAATTAGAGAAAATATTTGAATTTAAAAAGAGGTATCATACGATTGACGCATCCAAATTAAACCGCATAGAAATACTAAGTAAATTATACGGCGATTATTCGGTAACTGGTGCAGGAGATGCAGTAGACCCATCATCTGTAAATAACGGTCAGTATCCACTTGGAATAGACAATTATCTATCAACTAAGACCGGAATCACAAGTCATACTAATCAATACATTGCTACGTTTCATTATTGTTTTATTCAGGGAAAATCAATAAAAATTACATTAACCAGTTTAGGTTCTGGAAAATTAAGATTTGCATTTACTGGCACTGGTGGCACCGGTTCATTTGAATACAATCTAAAATCAGTACCATCGGTTGCCGATACATCTTTATACATTCGTGATTATGTAATAAAATCAAAAGGATTTTTCTCCATGTTATCAGCGATTGGCAAGAAACTTGGACTTAAAAAAGGTAAAGTCGCACCTAACCCCGAAAATGGTAATGGTCCATCTTTCTTCGCTGGGTTTTTTGAGGAACTTGTAAAAGCGGTAGGTAAAGCATCTAGCAAATTGCTATCAAACGAAGAAGTAACCGTGATACTTTCGTCATTTAAAACAATTGGAGACCAAGTAAGATCAAAAGATGCGCAAATGTTAAAAGGCGACCTTATATCGCTAGATAATTTTTTATTAGACATGGTTACTGCTGCAAATGTCTGCCGGTCTGTCGGCGAAATTATATCTGGGTCAGAAGTGGTTGGAATAAAAATATATGAAAGTATAGACAATGAGAAACAATTGGCAGGACTTGTGGAAACATATAATAAATCTACTTTCCAACCTAAAGCCGTTCTGAATATACCCGAAACCGACAACGTTGTCACTAAAATTGCAAAATATACCAAAGCTATCAATGATATGCGCACTGTCGAAGAACAACGCAGAAAAGACATTATAATCGCTGCTGAAAACGCAGCAAAAGCAGAAACGCTTCGTAATATTAATGGATACATTACCCCACTAGCACAACCGTTAGGCGATTTAATATCATCACTTTTGGAAAAAACAGTTCAACCCGTTGCTGCTGTAGGTAGACGCGCAGTCCAACCGCAACCAGACGATATGGATATAATAATTACTACGACCCCGACCTCGACCACGGTGAAACAAAAGGATTTTATGATTGTTTATAGACGGTTACATTTTCAGCATTTCTTCAATGAGTTTTATACAAAGGTTTTACCTGTAGATGTCGAGATTACAAAGGTTTTACCTGTAGATGTCGAGATTACAAATATGCCATTACAATACCTTTATGCGATTGAACATATAGCGAAGGATTACCGTACATACTACGTTGATAACATTGAAATCATAGATACGTATACAAAATCTAACCCTCCAATCGATGGGTTCATCGCATTATTAAAAGAAACACGTAGATTTAAAGTGGATGATGCTACAAATTTATATATTAATAAGGCGATTAAAGCATTAGATGCTGTAAGTATGGTCAAGGAATTATGGAGAAATAAATTAGTAACATTATTTACTAACGACCCGTATAAAAAGAACGAATATTGTGTAAATTATATACCCACTTTTGCTGGCGGCGGTAGAACGTTAGGTATTGGCAAAGAATTTAAAGAAGAACTTGTCGATTTACTTAATAAATATATAAAATGGGCAACCGTCAAACCGCCTTCACCGGTTAATGTTGATTATATAAATAATTTTTTTAACATCGTTCCTCTTGCCACGACAGATACTATAGATATTACTGATGTGAATATAGAGACGTTGTTATTTCAATCAACTGATGAGTTCTTTGCAGACATGCGAATGGAGATTTATAAAAATGGGGATTGTATTGATGATATATTTGCAGAAATATTTACAGTATTAGAAGATACAACCTATGCTACTCCCGGTAATTTGACAGATAGATTTATGGCTGCGATATCAAGTAAAGTAAAACATGTCATAATAACTACACGTGCAGTAAAAACGGAAGAGGGAAAAGAAGAAGACATAATGGAAGAGGGAAAAGAAGAAGAAGAAGAAGATGTAATAGTTGAGTGGGGAGAAGAGGAAGATGGAGATGCGGAAATGGGAGCAGGAGAAGAGGGAAAAGAAGAAGATGGAATACAAAATAAAAAGAGACAGAGAGACGAAGATACGGTGGGAGAAGTTGAAAACCAAGGTAATAAAAGACGGAGAGAGGAAGATACAGCGGGAGAAGTGGAAATCCAAGGTAATAACGAACTAAGAGAATTACAAATAGAGAGGTTTGAAGAAGCATTTAAACGCGCAAAAGAAAAACCCAATATTAGTTCTGGGCCCGTAGTATTCACATTTGGAAACCCAGACAAAAATAAACCAGTTCGGTTCAAATCAAATATTCGCACAATTGGTGATTTGAACCGAACTGCACAATCTGCAAACAAGAAACAATCTGCAAACAAGGAACAACATTTATTGTACAGTCATGCATTCACGATAGGTGGAAAACGAACCCGTAAACGTCAACATAAACTTAAATCCAAAAAACACAATAAAACTAACCAAAAACGAAAACAGCAGAAACATACTAGACGAATTTCCTACGTCAAAAATAAACAAACCCGCAAAAAAACACAAAATAAATAAATATGATTTTTAAACCGCCATTACAGACCTAATTTTGTACGATAATTAACTCCATAATCATACAATAATTCTTCGCCAGGCTCAATGTCTCGCCCTGCAAAAAAAAATATATATCCGTCGATATCTATTTCTTTCCCATTGTTTGTGACGTATACACTTGCCCCGCTTCCATCTATATGTCGCACCACAACGACATTCTCATTGCCTATTGCAGCGCAATTTATGAAACGCGTGTAATTTGACGTTTCATAATTCGCTGCATCTATTGAAAACGTTTTTGTTCGGCTCTTGCTAGTAAATACGTAATCAGAATTAGGTAGATTGTTGACGTCATCGTATATTTTGCCCATATAATTGCCCAGAAATGTTCCCTTATTTATCCGTTTATTCGCGAATATACCGAGACCAGCATTTGGTATTTTACTATATCCAATGTTAACAAATGTGGGAATATATTTGGGAATATCTACCACATTTATTTTTACTGACTCCACTTTACTTGGATCTATAGACATCTATACATTCTGGTAAAATATTATTATTTCTCATTTTACGCATAATACACCTTTGCCTAGTCATTGGTGCATACTTACAAATAAAGAAAAAACGTATAACATTAGGTACACGTTTTTTATTTTTTCGCCACTCTCTCTCTAATTTTTTGATGAATTCGGTTAAATATTTTTACACACATTTGACGCCAATCTTTTCGCAATATTCTTGCACGTTTTTGTAAGCGTTGTTGTAATGGTCTGTAATCCAAGGCAAGCTCGCAATATTATCAGGATAATATTCAATTGCGTCTGCAATAACGTTCGTGTTAAGGTCAATAAACAACGATACTGGTTTTCTACCACCATCAGTTCGGTTATTGAAATAATAATCCGCAAATACAAACGGTTTGTGCATGGGCAGTTGCGCGAGACTATCAAGCATAAGAATTGCACGATTTCCAAGATATTTATCAAAATCAGCTGTGTATCTTGGACAAAATATCGGGTCTTCGTAGTGCCCGTCGCTACTGCGTCTGTATCCAATCAGCACTTGCTTATATTCGTCGTCTTCCTGAACATATCGGGCGGTTAATAAATAGTTTTCTAGATGGGAATCAAAGCGTGCAGTTAGATTGGATATGGTTGCACTCAATTCATCACACCTAGACTCACGTGCGTAATCATGTTTAACACATTGGATAAAATACACATAGTCTCGGATTAGGTCGTCGAGCCGGGTGTTCAGTTTGGTGTTATTTAATCCACCGCCTTCGTTTAGAGAATCCAATCGTGCAGTTAGCGTGGATACAGTTGAGGCCAATTCGTCACACTTCGACTGATGAATGTCATTCAATTCATGTATATCTCGAATGTGTTGGCTCTGCAGACTGCTAATACGCTGACCCAAATTCGCATAGTTGGCATTCGCATCATCGCGGATGCGTTTCATCGTGATTTCAGTCGGCACAATGGCCTGCAAATAGGCGACCCGTTTTTCGAGTTCAAGTACATGTCCGCGTAGTTCTAGACAGTCGTCTTCGAGTTTATTGACAACGTCATTGTATTTGTCCATGAAATTATCTATTTTCACGCTCGTGTATGCCATGATTTCTTCTTGTTGGTTGCCAATATCGCGATACAACTGACCAAACCGTTTCTTGGCCCAACTGGCTGCATAAATCGTCCCGCCCACAATAGATGCCCACATACATAGTGTAAATACCTGGTATGTGGTTGCATATACCCAGCTTCCATCTCCACTGCCAACCGCCGCATTCATCATTTCCATACTGTTGCAAGACGACATTTATAACTGATTGTTAATTACTTTTGATACATCGGGTCTATATTGTTGGCCCAATTCAATTTTTTACAAAGTTTCAAATAATCCAATTCAAAAAAAGCAACATAAAAACACACAGGTAATTAATAGTAAACTAGTTCTCCATGAATTCGAATCAAAAGAAGGGTAATCCGCAAAAAATGCCCGGCCTACATACAATTGACATCAAGCACACCGAACTCCTAGATACATTTCACAAAATAGAGACAGAAACCATCCCGAAACTTATTGAGGAAAAGGAGAACCTAAAAGAGAAAATCAAAACCCTGTCGAAAAGCCAATATGACGAATATATGGACATGCGCGACCGAATCAAATACATCCAACAAGAAGTCAAAGTCCTCGGTCGACAAAAGAAGGAGTATTTGCTCAATAATTCCAAACACATTTTCGATTATTTTGAGCAAAAAAAGCAAATCTCCGTCGATTCAAACACACTCAACCAAAACTCCAATGTTCTCAATTCTTTCTTTAAAATCAAGGCCACGCAATCGTCGGCGGCCGACCCCAATAACGACAAATACGCAAAATCCAAGCAATCTTACCAACATTTCTGGCGAAACGTCACAAACGAGATTGCCAATATCCAAGATTTCATCGTCTCGACCGACGTATGTGAAACATGTCAACGCGGAGAACTCATTCCCCAAGACGAAGAGGGCATCTTAATTTGCAACAACACCGCATGTGGCAAATTCGTGACTTACATTGTTGATAGTTCCAAACCCACCAACAAGGAACCGCCAAACGAGGTCTCTTACACGGCCTATATCCGTCTCAATCATTTTAAAGAAATCTTATCCCAATTCCAAGCCAAAGAAACCACGCAAATCCCCGATGAAGTGATCGATGCAATCAAAGCGCGTATTAAAAAGGAACGAATTAAAGACGTCTCCCTCATCAACTACGACAAAATGCGCGAAATGTTGCGGAAACTCGGCTTCAACAAATATTTCGAGCATATTCAATATATTAATTCGCTGTTCGGCATTAAACCCCCCATTATGAACGAAGAATTACACGAGACGCTATGTGTTCTCTTCATCGAAATACAAAAACCTTGGGCGGTTCACTGTCCCCCTAACCGGACTAATTTCTTCAACTACACGTATACATTACACCAACTATGCGTGTTATTGGACCAGACGCAATATTTGCCCTATATTCCTATGATGAAGGACCGCGAGAAGCAATTAGAGCAAGATATGATATGGAAAAAGGTGTGTAACGACCTGGACTGGGAATATTTCCCAACCGTATGAGTTGACTTGCCAAATCATACAAATCGACAAACTATTGTAATATTATTACATAATGTGATGTAAAAATATTAAACCATTGAAAAATTAAGCGGCAATGCGAATACCACCCACCAATGTGCTACCGAGTGTCATACCGGCACCATTTCTAGCACTGGAACCCATGGAGGGAATAAACACGTCCAAAATGCTAAATGTGGCGGCAGCGGTCAAGGCAATCACAATGATTTCCTCAACGCTCAACGCCTTCTTGGGGATCAACATGGCGCAAATCGCCACAGCAAGGCCTTCAATCAAGTATTTGATGGCACGCTTCAAAAGCTCGTTCATGTCAAACATTTCGGTCATGTCGAATATATATTATATTGAAATAAAATAATTCATTCTAA